GAATGTCCTAAGTGTAAGGGTGATGGTTGTTCTCATTGTGATAACAAGGGTTATCACGTCGAGAGTGCACGTTCTATGGCGATGCGAGATATCTCTAGAGACAAAGACTTCCAAGACAAAGATGATGAGAAGGATGTCAAGGCAACCGATGATGACCGCAAGGCCGCAGACAAGAATATCATCATGCAGATCCGTAGAGTCTCAGATCTACCAAAGGGTGGGACTCTAGAATTCAAGGACGGTAAGAAGGTGAAGATTAGTCAGAAAATTGCAAAACAAATCTCTGACAAGTTCAACAGTATACGCAAACCGCAGGACAAGAAGAAGTTCCAAGACATGGCGCAGACTTCCATGAACGGACTCAAACAGGCACTAAGGATCCGATAATGAACACCATCGATCAGATCAAAGACATCGTAAAGACCAAAGGCGCCAAGAAGGTAGATGGAGTCATGATTGATCTATTTACCGCATCTGCAATTTCTCAGATTTATGACAAGGTGAACGATGCCAATAAACAAAAGATGCAGAAGATGAAGGCGACTCAACTCGCCAACGCTGCATACAAGATTATGCAGAGAAAGTAATGAAGACATTCAACGAACATTGCGAGTGTGGTTCTCACTCCGATCTTGTAGAGAACAATATATACAGAGTTGGTTCTGAGATGTACTTCGCATACTGGAGAGACATCCGCGAACAGTGGAAGAAGGGCGAGGTCACAGTCAACCCATCTGAGGTGGACATTATGGAATCTGACCTTGGTAATTTTGGAGTGTATGATGGCCAGAACGTTGCGTTGGACTGTATCTTCGAAGAGGGGGATAAGAAGACCCCCGAACTTAACAAACCAAAGGCGGGGGGCCCGAAGAAGTACTACGTCTACGTTAAAGACCCTTCGACGGGAAATATCAAGAAGGTATCTTGGGGTGACACTACAGGACTCAAGGTCAAGTTGAATGACCCCGCTGCACGTAAATCATTCGCTGCGCGACACAAGTGTGCACAACAAAACGATAAGACGAAGGCCGCCTACTGGGCATGTCGCCTTCCCCGTTATGCAAAACAATTGGGGTTGAGTGGTGGCGGATCGTTCTTCTGGTAAACCCTACGTAGATTTCAAGATGATGAACGGAGACACCCTTCGTTTATTTCGAAAGGAAATATGTGAGGAAGATTTAATTTGGCATCGTGATCTGCATGATCGTGATGTTAAAGTAGAAGACTGTGTTGGATGGAAATTCCAACTGGACAACGAGTTACCTGTCGATTTAAATATCGGCGACAGGTTTAGGATTCCAAAGATGACCTATCATCGTGTTATAAAAGGTGATAGTGACCTTCTTTTGAGAATAAGAGATATATAAATAGATGTAGCAACTAACGTTTATTTCTATGGGGCGAACATGGCAACACGAATAACACAATCTCAACGGTTAGACCGCATTGAAGACAAGATTGATAAACTGTCTGATGCGATGATTTCTATTGCGAGAGCGGAAGAGAAGTTGATTGCAATAGAGAATAACAATCACGCTAACTACGATAGGATGAATCGATTCTCTCAGAAGTTAGATGAGTTAACCGTTAAGGTTGATGACAACGCTCGCACTGTCACGATTGTCAATAGGGTTGCGTTAGTTATCGGTACTGCGATAGTAGGTGCCATTATTAAATTTTTCTGGTTCATGTAACGGAGACTACCATGAGAACTGAAGACATTAAAAGACTGGCAGAGGCATGGCAAGAAGTTGTCTCTGAAAAGAAATTAGATCCAGTCGATGACAAAGAGAACGATAAAAAGTTCAAAGATCGTAAGGACAAAGACATCGACAATGATGGCGATGTGGATGATTCTGACGAATACCTTCACAAGAGACGCGCCGCTACCGACGATGCAATTGATGCACGTGACGGTAAGAAGGACGATGATGAGGGTGATGAGAAAGAAGACCCCAAGAAGAAAAAGAAGGTCGCAGGGAATGACGGTGAGAAGACTGCCGAGATTTCTAAGATCGGTGAGAAGAAACACACCGTAAAGAAAGAAGACGTTGATGTATTGATCGACGCCCTCGAAGAAGCGTCCAAGAAAGATCAGACTAAAGGTGCAACCGAACCCGAAGGTATCATGGATAAGGAATCACCCAAGTCCAAAGAGTTCGCTGACAAACATAAAGTCGATGTTAAGAAACATGACGATCTGGAGAAGATTGTCCCTAACCCCAAAGTAAAGGTTAAGGAAGACAATCGTTCGTATCAACAGAAGATCATGGACATCCTGAATGGGAAGTCTTGGTCTGAGATCGCACAAGAAGTAGATCAAGTCGAGGATTAAAAATGGTGTCACCTCCTAACTGGTGCCGAAATGCGGTGCCTACTACTCGTGGTTGGATTGATCCTACTACTGGGGAACTTTTGAAATCACAACGTATGACTCTGGGTGAGATTGAAGATTATCTGGGTCAACGTACTGGTCCGGTTGTAACGGAACAGGTGGTTCATGAGGAACCTCAGATGTTGCATGAGGCGCCTGTGGGTAACAAGTCTCTTGAAGACATGACCAAGGCAGAACTACTCGCACTGGGAGAACAAACCGGAGTACAAGTAAGTAAGTGGGAATCTAAATCTGTGTTGATTGAAAAGTTGTTGTAACCCCTATATAAGGGATAGAATTAATTTATCCCACACAGGTATATTATGGATTTAGAACTTACACCGAACAATGTTGTTTTGTATGCAGCGAAGAACTACTATACTCCGAACTGCATTGACAGTGAACAGTTCTTCGAAGACCTGAAACGGTTCAAATATGTTAAACGTCTCCTGAACCGTTACAGAGACTCCGGAGAACTCTCAGAGAGATTGATCTTGAATCATCTCATTGTAATCTTTAATGTGTTCGGGATAAGTGCCGGACTGAAGATATTAGAATTAAAAATCGACGAGGAACATTGGCCTGCACTCAAACCTTTTCTAATTTTCCTTAAGTCGATTGACTACGATGGTTATCCAGACGTTATAATGGATGACCTCGCAGTACAAAGGTTAAGAGAAATTAAGAGGATCACATAATGGGAATTCTAAAAAGTGCTGCCGATCTGGTCTACACGATTAGATTCCTAAAACTCCTTGTAACCAAGTGGGAAGATACTGGTGCATACAAGGCGGGTATTATCAACTCAGACGGTTCTCGTAACAAAGATTTCAACACAAATTCTATGGACGATAGGAAAGCGTATGAGGAACATTATACGATGTTCCATCGTCTTGTCTACAACATCAAAAGACTTATGACCAAAGTTCCTGGCGGACAATCCGTGGTTGCACGGTATGGTGCCGCACTTCTATTGATCAAGGAACATGGTGAACTGTCTGATGATCAGATTGAAAAGATACACAAGGAGACTGGAATAGACATCCTTGATGTACTCTCTGAGGAAACTCAGTGGTTCATGATTGAAGGGGATCACCTCTCGCCTGGCGTGTATAGAATGAAGAACGATAGTATGACCTGTTTGGGTCATGAGTCCGTTGAACGTGGAGACCAGATAAGAGTCGAAGAGGAGTGCAATGGTCCCATAGATGAAATTCTTGGTTTGAAAATATATCAGGCTACACATCTTAAAACTCGTCAACGCATATATATTTCTACCGGAGAAATTCTTAGATGAGATCGTTCAATAAATTCCTAGAAGATATGACCAGTACCGCCTCTGTTGTAGGGACTGGTGACGATTCGTCTACTGTTATTGTCCGGAAAAAAAAGAAACGTAAGGATGCTACTGAGATCCTGAGACGTTTCAAGAGGGAATATAAGGAGACGAAGAATGACACACAGAAATCTAACTAGACTCAAACTAACTCTTGACAGATCCCTCTCCCCTTTGATATAATTCTCCGTCTCTTGGAGAAATTATGTCAAAACCTATCAACCTAGACTTCGGCAACAAACTCGTTATCTTCGATGGTGACGAAGATTTGTCGTGGGTCTATGAGATCCAAGAAAACTCAGATAGAAACAAATTGGTCTACGTGGCGAGACGTGGGACAAAGGATAGATATCTCTACCCCGATAGATTCTTGGTGGAGAATTATGATGTTGACATGGAGGCGCACTTCATGTATAATGATAAGTTCAACGAGGAAGACCGAACCGAATATCTTATCGAAAAGGCCCTAGCGTTTGTGAACGAGGGTCGAAGACTCTTTATAGAAGACTATGCGTTTAGTAGACCTCTAGAATTTTTTGACTATACTAAACGATAACTGGACAGAAAACATGACATTGAAAATTGATAAAAAGAGGGATGACCTACTGGCAGATTATGCAGTAGGTATGTTGAAAGACTTTTACCTTAACAGTTACGAGACATCACCACAGGAGGCGTATGGACGAGCAGCTACCGCATGGTCAACCTATAAAGAAGAGTTGGATGAAGAACTGGCCCAACGCCTCTACGATTATGTCAGTAATAAGTGGTTCATGTTTGCAAGTCCTGTTCTATCTAATGCACCAAACGGTCACGGCAAGGGAAAAGGTATGCCAATATCATGTTTCCTTACTTACGTACCCGACACACTTGAAGGTCTTATCGATCATAGTTCTGAGTTGCGTTGGCTTAGTGTCTATGGTGGTGGTGTGGGAGGTCATTGGTCTGATGTCCGAACAGTTTCCGACATTGCGCCAGGCCCTATCCCGTTCCTACACACTGTAGATGCGGATATGATTGCGTATCGACAGGGTAAGACTCGTAAGGGTTCTTACGCTGCGTACATGGATGTTTCTCATCCGGACATTGTAGAGTTCCTTAACATGCGTATCCCAACGGGAGACGTTCAACGTAAGGCGTTAAACCTACACAACGCAATCAATATTACCAACGAGTTTATGCAGGCAGTAATGGACAACACTTCGTTTGATCTGCGAGATCCCAAAGACGGTGGTGTCAAAGAGACCATCAATGCACGTAAACTTTGGGAACGAATTTTAGAAGTGAGGTTCCGTACAGGTGAACCGTACCTCAATTTCATTGATACCGCAAACGATGCACTACCACAAAACTTGAAGGATCTGGGACTCAAGATTCATGGATCGAATCTTTGTAACGAGATTCACCTACCTACTGGACCGGATCGAACGGCGGTGTGTTGTCTGTCCAGTCTAAACTTGGAGTACTATGATGAATGGAAAGATACAACGATTGTGCGTGATCTTGTCACTATGCTTGATAACGTCTTGCAGTACTTTATCGACAGCGCACCCGACACAATCACCCGCGCAAAGTACAGTGCAGAAAGAGAAAGATCAATCGGACTGGGAGCGATGGGGTTTCACTCTCTGTTACAGAAACACGGTGTGGCTTGGGAATCAGCTCGGGCAAAGGAAATTAATGAAGTTGTGTTCAACCACATCAAAACAGAAGCCACTACCCAATCCAGACACCTTGCTGGATTGCGAGGTGAATATCCTGACGGAGAGGGGAGTGGATTGCGATTCGCGCATTTACTTGCCATCGCGCCAAACGCATCTTCCGGAGTTGTACTTTCAACCAGTCCGTCCATTGAGCCCCTGAAGGCGAACGCATACACGCATCGTACCCGAGCGGGAAGTTTTTTGGTGAAGAACAAGTATCTTGACAAATTACTTACCGAGCGGGGTATAAATACTGATTCTACTTGGACATCTATCATCACACAAAAAGGTTCGGTTCAACACCTTCCAGAGTTAACAGAGGGTGAGAAGGCGGTATTCAAGACCGCACAAGAACTTGATCAGAGTTGGGTTGTCACTCACGCCGCAGACAGACAGAAATATATTTGTCAAGGACAGTCGGTCAACCTATTCTTCCCCGCTGGTGCAGAGAAGTCCTACGTTAACAAAGTACATCTCAAAGCGTGGAGAGAGGGTCTCAAGGGACTCTACTATCTACGTACCGAAGCGAAGGCTCGTGCAGAGAACGTATCGGAGAAAGTGGAACGAGTTGCATTGCAAGATGACAGTCGCACCTTGGTGTACGGTAAGAAGAATTGTCCGTTCTGTCAACTTGCGAAAGAAGAACTCAAACTACGGGGAATCCCCTATGACTATATCGATCTGGAAGAGATCGGTAAGACCGCCGCTGAAGTGACAGGTAGAAAAGTAAAGACTGTCCCTCAAATCTACGTAGAGGGAACGTATGTCGGTGGGTACGAAGAACTCATTGAATTTCTAGATAATACCACTACAGAAGTTGTTGAAGAAGAAGAGTGCAAGGCTTGCGAGGGATGACATGGCATATTCGGAAAAGGTATTAGACCACTACGAAAACCCACGTAACGTGGGTAAGTTCGACGAAGACGAAGAAGACATTGGTACAGGTATGGTGGGTGCACCCGCTTGTGGTGATGTCATGAGACTACAGATCAGGGTGAGTGATGAAGGAATTATTGAAGACGCACGGTTTAAAACTTATGGTTGTGGTAGTGCTATCGCTTCTAGTTCTCTACTCACCGAATGGGTCAAAGGGAAAAATCTTGAAGACGCCGGGCAAATCCGTAATACAGATATCGCAGAAGAACTCGCACTTCCACCCGTAAAAATTCATTGTAGTGTTCTTGCAGAAGACGCAATCAAAGCAGCCATCAAAGATTACAAGGAAAAACACTGATGTCCCTATTAGAATTTAGTACAACCTACAAACCGTTCAAGTATCCTTGGGCGGTAGAACTCTCTAAGAAACATGAAGAGGTTCATTGGATTGAGGATGAGGCGGAACTGTCCGAAGACGTACAGGACTGGAAGACTAAACTTACCGATGAGGAGAAAGACTTCATCACACACATTCTCAGACTGTTTACTCAGTCGGATGTTCAGGTGGGCGAGAACTACCACGAACTACTAATCCCTCGTTTTAAAAACAACGAGGTCCGTAACATGTTGTCCTCGTTCGCCGGACGGGAGGCAGTACACCAACGTGCATATGCACTGTTGAACGATACTCTGGGTCTACCCGACGAAGAGTACCACAAGTTTCTTGAGTTCAAGGAGATGGCAGACAAAGTTGACTTCATGAAAGAAGGTGACGTTAGTACACACACGGGTCTTGCACTCGCCCTTGCTCAGTCAGTATTCAACGAAGGTATGAGTCTTTTCTCTTCATTCGTGATGTTGTTGAACTTTCAACGATTCGGAAAGATGAAGGGTATGGGTACAATCGTGGAATGGTCGATACGTGATGAAACACTTCACGTGCAAGGGAATGCAAAACTGTTTCGTACATTCTGTGAGGAACATCCTCGCATCGTGAACGATGAACTTAAATCCAAAATCTATGAGATGGCAAAAAATGCAGTTGAACTGGAAGACAAATTTATCAACCTTGCGTTCCGTGGTAACGATGTACAGGGACTCACTAAGACTGAAGTTAGGAAGTATATTCGTCATATCGCTGATAGGCGTTTACTTCAACTGGGTCTCAAACCAAAATTTAGACAGAAGGATAATCCCCTCACCTGGCTTGACTGGGTGCTTAACGGTGCATCCCATGACAACTTCTTCGAAAAAAGAGTTACCGAATACAGTGTTGTTGGGATGGCAGGAAGTTGGGGATGGGAGGAAAGTCCCGTTGTGTGCGACATTAGCGAGAATGTCGCTGCATGATGGAGTCTTACATATACCAAGTTGAGTGCGTTATATGTGATGGCATCACCAAGGTTGTTTGTAGTTACGATGATGACGAACCTCTCTACTGTCCTTTGTGCGGTGAAGAGGCGGAAGTTGAATATCTAGGAGATAGTGCCGTAGTATAAGTCTACATACAGTATGTGGATTTATAACGGAACGCCTTACGAACCAGATGAAGACGAACTCAGTCAGTGGGTTGGGTTCGTCTATCTGATCACTGAACGTGACACCAACAAGAAGTATGTTGGTAAGAAGTTCTTTTGGTCTACTCGAAAATTGCCTCCTCTTAAGGGACAAAAAAGGAAGAGGATCAAAAAGGTTCAGTCCGACTGGAGAGACTACTACGGATCATCCGAAGAACTAAAACTTCTAGTCGAAACGAAAGGTGGGGACGCCTACCATCGTCAAATTTTGAGGTTGTGCAAATCGAAAGGTGAGTGTTCCTACTATGAGGCGAAAGAACAATTTGATCGTGATGTTCTGTTGCGAGAGGATTACTACAATGCGTTCATTGGTTGTAAGATACATGCGAAACATATCCAATGATTGTTGATCGAAATATAATCAACCCCGATATTATTTACGATGGTAAGACCAAGAATGAACTCATTCGAGACATCGACGGTTGGAAGAGACTACTCGTAGACACGCATAGTTTGAAAAAGGGCGACATGGTTGCGGTGTCAATCATGAACGTAAGTACGAGACACGTGTCGGCCGTGTTCGCTTGTGCAGAACTAGGATTACGGTTGATCCTACTTGATTCCCCCGCACACAAAGAATCTTTACCGTACACCAAGATTGCAAGGTTTGGTCCAGCGGACCTAACTATCACCGATGGTATTGGTGAAAAATTGTACAAGGGGTTGCACGGTGATATGATCCACCACAATTCCAAAAAGGTCGTTCATGAACTTGATATGGAACCAAGTCCGGATCCATACTTCCCTTGGTACGCCGAAGAGTCGGATCCCTTTTTAGTATCCAGTACTTCGGGAACGACACAGTACTCTCGCAAGATAGAGTTCACTCATGAAGACTGTATGGTCTTCGCACTTCGAAACATTCACATATTCAAGTTCCACCCTAGTTCAGTTTGTTGGCACACCAAGAACATGCACCATGCATCTTCTATGTTGACAGACCTTCTACCCTCTGTGATGGCCAGTAATCGTCACTGGAGTTACTCTCTGCCAGACAGGAAAGAATGGTTACCACTCACCAAGAATGAGGCCATAACCTTCATAGAGGACCGTGGCATCAATCGGTGTATCGTACCTAACCGTGACATCCTAGATTGGTTGATAAGAGGACACACCTTCAAAAAACGCTTGACAATTAACATGTCTGGGTTTACAATGGATAAAGACTATGGGGACATGTGTGCAATGCATAATCTCAGGTTCATATCCCACTACGGTTCTATAGACACCGCTATCCCCGCACTGGTGAACTATGTGGATGAAACCTATGATGAGGATGAGAATTGTCTGGGTGTCCTAGCGGATACGCAATTTATGGTTGGGGTCAATCCCGAACACGCATATGTAATCCACCAGAGATGGAAAGAATCCCGTCAACTGGGTGACAGACTCGAATATCGAAATGGGAAGTATTATCATTTGGGTAGAATCGAGAACATCAAACTGCCTGAGGGCATCGATCTAGAACCCTTTTACCAAGATACCAAGGTAAACATGGACCAACTGAGGGGGTACATGTGGGAAAAATTTTCAAAAATAATTTAAAAAAACGCTTGACTTTTCTTGCCAGACTTGTTAGTATAAGAAGTAATTTGGTTGTTTTGAGGAGACTGTGAGGTAATGTGATGGAAGACTTGGTTTACTACTTAGAAGTTGAGGGAGTACTCCTGCCGGAGTGTTTTGAGTGTGAAGATGATGCGATAGAATACGCAGTCCAGAATGGTCTGGATGAGTACGAAATCGTAGAATGGGATGTTGATTGATGATTAGAATTGTGATTGGTTTGTTGATGACGTTTGGTGCGGTTGGTACTCAGGACTTCTATGATGAGTGTCTGATGGCCGCAGACTGTGTGGCTGGTGATCCCCCTAGTATGTGGGTGACTTGTGGTCTCGCCCTAGTTGGCCTCTTTCTGATGTATTGGGGTGTCTGGGACAACCGTGATGACTTCGTGAATGATGACGATGACCGTCCATATTGGGGGTAAAAAATATCACTTTTTTTGAAAAAAAGTCTTGACTTTTCTTGCCCGATGGGTTATAGTATACCTGTAACGTTGATTGAGAGAGTATTGTTATGAAAGAGTTGATTGCGAAGTTTGAAGAACGTGGATACGAGTTGGCCATGGATTATGGTAACAACGTTGCCAAGTGTGTCCGTCCCGCCCCCCGTGCTCGTCTTGGTTACAAGATTGAGTTCAACTACCGCTTCGGTAGTGAGGTTCGCATGGTGGAGTACTGTGAGGACTTCCTCGTCAGTCTTGATCGTGCTGCGAAGTACAAAGAAGAACGCAAGATTGCCCGTGCGAACGCTCGGAAAGAGGCAATCGCCAACGTCAAAGAGGGTGACTTGTTCGTCGCGTCTTGGGGTTGGGAACAGACTAACGTTGATGCCTATCAGGTTGTTGCGAAGAAGGGTGCGAGTGTTGTCCTTCGTGAGATCGCCCTTCAGAGTGTTGAAGGTTCTGAGGGTTTCATGAGTGACCGTGTTGTCCCCGTCAAGGATGCCTTCATTGGTAGTGAGTTCAAGAAGCGAATCGCTGGTAAGTACATCAACATTGATGACGTTCGTATGGCTTGTCCTGCGGAAGAAGGTAAAGATTTTTATAGGAGTTGGTACGCATAATGACTGTTATTCCGATTGGTAGTGGTAAGATTGTGACTGAGAAATATCGTAAGTTCCAAATGTTTCGTGAGTTCCGTAACTATTGTCTGTCTTTCTATGGTTACGATGGGATCTACCCCATCGCTGGATTGACTGTTGACTATCTCGAACAGGCTATTGTCAAGTACATTGACCTGTGTCGGGATCCTCAAAACTTCTTTGAGTGGGGTGACGGTGACAGTCTTGACCGTGAACGTGTTCGTGATTTAATTCTACAGGAGAGTGTGTAATGACATATATTGCAAAACCATATCTTGGTCGAGAGAAGGGTCGCAAGGAATTTGCAACCGCAAAAGAGGCGGTCAAGTACCTTCTCGAAGAAACTGGGTGTGAGGAGTACGGTAACCGTATGACCGCCGAAGATTGGGTGATGATTGAAAAGTTGGTTCCGCCTGCGGGGGTATACTTCCGCGAGAACAAGGAGTTCGCGGCATGAGTTTAGTGTACTGCGATTTCATCGCAGACTTCATTAAGAAGACTCTTCCCTCTGCAAAGATGTATGGGGAAGACTTCACTAGTGATGTGGGTCCAGTCAAGTTGGATCTGAATGTCGATGGGGTTTTCTTGTCCACCAAGAAGACTCTGGATCTTGTAGATAATAACGGTACTAAGTATCGTATAACCGTTGAGGAAATGCCTGATGAGTAAGATGGGTCAATTTGTTTTTGAAGTTCAAGAGATCGTGTGCGATAACTACAACGAACCTTTCTCTGTTGTTGAGGAAAAGATCCGGACTCGTTTCGGGCCTGTAGCGGAATACGCTGTTCAAACCGCTCGTCAAGAGTACGATCAAATTTTTTCAGATTTTGAAGAATTTGAACAATATCTTGCATCTGGGGAACGGTAAAACCCTATATACTATAACAGGTGAATTATATGGCATACGTAGGTGAAACCAAACAAGTCTATGAAATTTTCGAGGAAATCGAAAATGCAAAAAACAAAGCAGAGCGGATGACAGTACTCAAGAAGTACTCTGACGTACCCGCATTGAAGGATGTCCTTCGAGGAACCTTCGACAAATCTTTGGTCTTCCTTCTTCCCGAAGGCAAACCGCCCTATACTCCAAACATTCCGGAGTCAGTCCCATCTTCCTTACTCAAAGCCCATAAAAACTTTGGATACTTTGTAAAGGGTGGGCCTGGTACAGAATTACCCGCATTCAGACGGGAGAAGATGTTTATCGACATGCTCGAATCAATTCATCCGGCTGATGCAGAAATCGTCTTGAACATGGTTGCGAAAAAACAACCAGTGAAGGGCGTAACCCTTAAACTAGTACAGGAGGCATTTCCAAACTTAATTCAATCTTCTTAACTCACCAACAAAAAAGGAGTGTTATGACAGCAACTCAGATAGAACGATTAAAAAGAGACAGTCGAGAACTAGATAATTATATTGCGAGTCTCAATAAAAAGGGAAAAACTCAGAAGGCGCACAAACTGATGGCCAAACGGGAGTTTCTCAATCAGACTATTTTAGAAGTCGAACCTAAATTCACTCAAGTACAATAAGGAAGGTGATCCTATCTCTTCATCGAAAGATGTCGTAGTGAGGTTTGATATTAAGTGTGAAGTAAACCATGCCAACTTATACGTTTAAAAATTTGGAAACCGGAGAGATTTTGGAGGAGTCTCTCCGAATGTCCGAATACGATCAATTTAAGATCGACAATCCCCATCTAGAAAGAGTTTACAATTCAGTGCCAGGCCTGATATCTGGACGAATCAGTCCTATGCGTAAGGCGGGTAAGGAATGGGAAAATCATCTAGAGAGGATTAAGAAAGGTTCTGGAAAAGGAAATACCATCAATACATGAAACCCAAAGTCAATACGCTTCCGCAGAAGTTACGCATTGATGATCTAAGAACCTTCGAACCAATCACAGCCTCTCAAGAAAAAGTTTATGCGGCCTGGGATAACGGTGATCATATCGTAATGTCCGGATCTGCCGGCACAGGTAAAACCTTCAGTGCGTTATATCTTGGACTAGAAGAAGTTCTGGATAAAGGTAAGATGCCTGACAAGATCATACTTGTTCGATCCATAGTACCTACACGAGAGATCGGTTTTCTGCCAGGCACCTTAGAAGAAAAGATCGATGCATACACGGGTCCATACCGTGCACTGTGTTATGAACTCTTCGATGACAAAGAGGCCTATGACAAACTGATCAAAGAGGGTGTGATTGAGTTCGTCTCAACATCATTCATTCGAGGGTTCACGTTTGACGATGCCGTGATCATAATCGATGAGATGCAGAACTGTACATTTCACGAGTTGGACTCTATAATTACACGAGTGGGTCACAACTGCCGAATCATCTTTTGTGGGGACTACAGACAGACAGACTTCACCAAAGAAACCGACAAAAAAGGACTGTTAAAGTTCCTTGATGTTATAGATAATATGACTAAGTTCACTAACGTAGAGTTCACTTGGTCTGACATTGTGAGGTCAGACTTCGTAAGGGATTACATTATGACCAAGGAAATGTTGGGATACAACAGAGAGGAATAAGGAAATGCAACTTAGCGCGAACTTTGTATTGGCGGAATTCACAAAATCAGCCACTGCAACAAAAAAAGGGATTGACAACACCCCTCAAGACGAACACCTTGAAAACCTAAAATACGTTGTCCAGAATATCTGTCAACCAGTGCGTGAGGCATTTGGTAGACCAGTACGTATCAACAGTGGATATAGATCCCCCGCACTGAACAAAGCGGTTGGTGGTTCTAAAACATCACAACACTGTAACGGACAAGCCGTTGACTTTGAGATCAACGGTGTTGCCAATCTTGCACTCGCAGATTGGATCAGTGAGAATTTGACTTTCGATCAACTCATCCTAGAATTCTATAACCCTGATGAGGGTGAGAACTCTGGTTGGGTTCACGCTTCGGTCAGATCGGATGGTCAAAATAGAGGTCAAAAACTTATTGCGTTCAAGGACGGGAGACGTACCCGTTACGAGGTGGTAGATGATTTTGACCCTGACAATAACTACGACAAGTATCTCTGATATATAAAGGGGTGAACATGGCGAAGTTCAGTCGGCATGACACTAGAAACAAAAAACGTAACAGACATAAGAATCTAACCAAGAGTGGATTCGTGGGAAAGATGCATCATGACTTCAGGCGAAAACCCAAATACAAATCTGATATTTCAGTATCTAGTTATAAATGATGACCTAGACGAAAAACGGGGAGATATCCAAGGTAGATCACGATCACAACTGTATCGTGAGATGGCAGATATCTCCCGCGAGTCATTTGAGATTTACGCCAAAACTGTTGGCGCTGATTACCTTTACTCTGATGAAGCGGTGTTCACCAAAGAAGAATATGTACGGGACACTACCGTGTGTCTGTTCGAGTGTCTTCGAGTAATCTACGATGAGTCGTTCGACAAGTATGACAAGGTTCTCTTTGTCGATACTGACATTGTAGCGAACACCGAACGAAACATCTTCGAAGAGGCTGATGGTGAAGTCTCTGGTGTACTAGAGTCTGATATTCGAACTGCTAACGGTGGTGGATATAATGCATGGGACCACAAGGAATCTACTCTTCGAGATTACGTAGAGAAGTATGAGTGGCATGACGTACCCATAGTACCCGCCTTCGGAGTAATCCCTTCCAAACTAACAATCATGAATACCGGAGTAGTTGTCTGGACACGCGAGGCGCGTATACGTGCGCGAGAGGTCTTTGACGATTGGAAGTGGTGGTTCTTTGAGGGTCCGGTTAAACACATGTCAATCATGAATGATCAACCTTATATCTCAGGCCAACTGGTGAAACACGATTTCGATATCGGTTGTATGGATCAGTTCTGGAACGACACACCAACACACTACTCCGATCCTTGGGGTGAGGAAGCCATGTCTGCTGGGTTTCTTCACTACACTGGTGGCGAGAATAAGATCGTCATGGTGGACGGTTACAGGGAAAAAAAGTTTCCTATTTTTGAAAAAAGTTCTTGACATTTCTTGCCTGATCAGTTATAGTGTAACTGAATTAAGGAACTGTTATGAAAACAGATTATGAAAAAGTGATTCTGACTGATGTTGATGGAGTACTCCTTAACTGGGGTTACGCCTTCGATATCTGGATGAATCAACATGGTTATGAAATGAAAAATCGGGATGTCTATGACATCGCTCAGTGTTACGGTATCTCTAAAACTAAGGGTAAGGAACTGGTAAAACACTTCAATGAGAGTGCGGCGATTGGTTTCATTCCCCCTCTCAGGGACGCAATCCACTACGTGAGAAAGTTACACGAAGAACACGGATATGTGTTTCACGCAATTACCAGTCTGAGTCTTGATCCCCACGCTGCAAAGTTGCGGGAGATGAATCTCGCAAAGTTGTTTGGTGAGACTGCGTTTGAAAAGGTTGTCTGCCTCGATACTGGTGCGGACAAAGACGAAGAACTTGTGAAGTACAAGGATACTGGTTTCGTCTGGATTGAAGACAAAATCGAGAATGCCCATGTAGGAGATAAATTCGGTCTAGATAGTATCGTCATGGAACATGGTTACAATATGAACGACTACACGTTTCCTCTGATGAAAAACTGGAAAGAGGTATATGAATACCTAGAGGGTTGAATGAGATACATAGGATTCTCTGAGTTCTATCATGATGCGGGAGTCAGTGTCATCGAAGAAGATGGCACTGTCTCCTATGCAACACATGCAGAACGATGGTCTAAGAAAAAGAATGATGCGATAATCCCACCTGAGTTGTGGGATTTTGTAGGCCAAGAAAAAGGTGATGTGGTCACCTTTTATGAGGACCACCACATCAAGTATAACGTTCGTGGTGGTTTGGCGGTAGAACCTAAGTTAGACAATTACAAAAAAGAACTCCATTACCACCACAAGATCCCTGTGTATGAGTCTCTTGTGTATGACAAGAAAGAACTACATCACACATCCCATTGTGCGGGTGCATTCTATACACGCCCTTGGCAGTCAATAGAAGATACCGTAATGGTGTCGATTGATGGTGCTGGAGAAGTCCAGACTGGGGTCATCCTAGATCACAACTTCAATCTAATCAAAGAGTGGCACTACCCTAAGTCCGTTGGGTTAATCTATGCAATGGTCACTGAGTTTCTTGGTCTGAGACCTCTAGAGGACGAATACGTGGTCATGGGATTATCATCCTATGGTGAACCCGTATTCGCCGACTGGTTGTACGAACAATATCACAAGTTCTCTGATATCGCAAAGGAGATAGAAGAGGGTACTCTCATTGGGGTCAGTCATTCGGATAGAGAGAAACGAAGAAAGGTTTTCCGTAAGGAACTAAAATGGAAGTGTTACAACAACAAGGACCAAGACTCCGCTGCATCTGTACAGGAGTTTGCGGAACGTGCAATCCTTGAGATCATGCGTGAGGCGCGTAAACACGGATCTAAGTTAGTCTACTCTGGTGGATGTGCACAGAACGTTGTTACGAACTCTAAGATCGCAGAATTGTTTGATGAGGTTCACATTGCAATCGCTCCCGCAGACTCAGGGTCTTCTCTGGGGTGCGCCGCAAAAACGTGGGCGGATGAGACCGGAGGAACTCATCTTCGTTGGAACCCTTACTTAGGAACCAACATTGACCGTGAGATTAACCCGTCCGATGTTGTTGACCACTTATTGTCAGAACAATACTGTGGTATCGCAAACGGTAGATCAGAGTTTGGTCCACGTGCACTGGGTAACAGATCCTTGATTGCAGACGTTCGGTTTGATGTCAAGGATACGGTCAACGCAATCAAACGGAGACAGAAGTATCGTCCATTTGCTCCTGCGATTCTCGAAGAGTATGCGGACCAATATTTCTCTGGTCCGATGAATGAGTACATGCAATTTACCAGTAAGGCATTACATGACTACAAGTCGGTGACCCATGTAGATGGAACCGCAAGGGTACAGGTTGTCCGTAAGGATTGTCAATCTATATTCCGTAAAATTATTGAAGAGTACTATGAACGCACTGGTGTCCCTATGCTCTTGAATACTAGTCTTAACGTTAGGGGTAGACCTATGGTCGATGATCTTCGAGACGCTAAGATTTGGGAAAGTACATATAACGTAAGGGTATTTTAA